GCAAAACAACAAATCATTACAGGTTAAATTTGAGTAATTTTTATACAAATGTTCAATGTTTCGGTAACAACATATTATATCGAGGCATTCAAAATGGTAAAAGAGTGAAGGATAAAATCAATTATTCTCCTTCACTTTTTATACCTTCCAAAAAAATAACAAACTACACCTCACTAGAAGGTGATTATCTTGATGAGAAAAAATTTGCATCTGTAAAAGCGGCAAGAGATTACATCAAACAATTTGAAGGTGTTTCTGGTGCACCTAGAATTTGTGGTCAAACTAGATTCGAATATGCTTTTATTGCCGACCAACATAATGGTATGGTCGATTATGATTACGAAAAAGTATCCGTTGCTGTAATCGATATTGAGGTTGGTTCAGAGAATGGCTTTCCTGATCCATACGAAGCAAACGAACCCATCACAGCAATCTGTTTAAAATTTCTCAATGGTAAGCCAATCGTATTTGGCTGTGGTGAATATCAAGTTGAAGAAGGTGAAATCTATATTCGTTGCAAAGATGAATATAATCTCTGTAAGAAATTTCTAGAATTCTGGAAGGACAAATATCCAGATATCGTAACTGGCTGGAACACCAAGTTCTTTGATATACCTTATCTTGTCAATCGTTTTCGTAAGATTCTAGGTGAAGATGAAACCAAGAAATTGTCGCCATGGAATTACATTACAGAACGTAAAGCATATGTAAACAATCGGCAGTTAATTGATTATACACTTGTCGGTGTATCTTCACTTGATTATATCGAACTATACAAATGGTACGCACCTGGCGGCAAATCACAAGAATCATATCGTTTAGATAATATTGCACAAGTAGAACTTGGTGAAGGCAAACTGGATTATGATGAGTATGATAATCTTCATTCTCTATATCGTTTAAACTTTCAGAAGTTTATTGAGTATAACATTAAAGACGTTGAACTCATTATCAAACTTGAAGATAAGTTGAAACTGATTGAACTGGCAGTAACTCTTGCCTATGACACCAAATCAAACTTTGAAGATGTGTTTGCACAAACTCGTATGTGGGATTCTCTAACATATTCCTATTTGTTTGAGAAAGGCATTATCGTACCACCAAGAGTTATTAAAGATAAAGATTCGGCATTTGAAGGTGCCTATGTTAAAGATCCACAAGTTGGCAAACACGATTGGGTGGCTTCATTTGACTTGAACTCTCTGTATCCACATTTGATGATGCAGTATAATATTTCACCAGAAACATTGATTGAACCACAAAATTACACGGAAGAAATGCGTGAGATTATTTCACAAGGCGTTTCTGTTGATAAACTTCTAAAGAAAGAAGTTGATACATCCAAACTAAAGAATGCAACACTAACACCAAATGGTCAATTCTTTCGTACTGACATCCAAGGTTTCTTGCCTAAGATGATGGAAGAAATGTATACTGATAGAAAGAAATTTAAGAAGTTGATGCTTCAAGCAAAACAGGAATATGAAAATGAAACAGATGAATCAAAAAAATATGGAATTGAAAAACGAATTGCCAAATACAACAACATTCAATTGGCGAAAAAAGTTTCCCTTAATTCTGCTTACGGTGCTCTCGGTAGTCAATATTTTCGTTTTTATGATTTACGTATGGCCCTTGGCGTTACTACTGCTGGTCAATTAAGTATTCGTTGGATTGAGAATAAATTAAACTCTTACATGAACAAATTGTTGGACACAAAGAATGATGACTACGTTATTGCGAGTGATACTGATTCGATTTATTTACGCCTTGGAGGCCTCGTTACAAAGGTCTATGGTGATAGAACTGTTGATACAAACAGCATCATTACATTCATGGATAAAGTATGTGATGATAAAATTCAACCTTTTATTGATGTTTCCTATCAGGAACTTGCTGATTACGTCAAAGCGCATTCACAAAAAATGGAGATGAAACGAGAGGCATTGTCTAACAAAGGATTGTGGACAGCCAAGAAACGATATATTCTAAACATTTTTAATAACGAAGGTGTGTCGTATAAAGAACCATACATGAAAGTTATGGGTTTAGAAATGATTAAGTCCTCAACACCATCTTCTATTCGTGAGAAGATGAAACAGGCTATCAAAATAATGATGTCTGGCACCGAACAGGATATACACAATTTTATTGCCAACTTTAGAGAAGAATTCCGTAAGTTGCCACCAGAAGAAATATCTTTCCCTCGTGGTCTTAATGGTTTGAATAAATATTCAGATGCAGCCACTTTATATAAATTGGGAACACCAATTCATGTGAAAGGTGCAATTTTATATAATAACTTTTTAAATCAGAATAATCTTACCAAAAAATATCCACTCATTCAAGAAGGCGAAAAGGTCAAGTTTACATACTTGAAGATGCCAAATCATTTTAAAGATACAGTCATTTCATATCCCACACGATTACCAAAAGAACTAGGTTTACATGACTATATCGATTATGATATGCAGTTCGATAAAGCTTTCTTAGAACCAATCAAAGTGATTTTAGATTGTATGGGTTGGTCGACAGAAAAGGTAAGTACACTAGAGGACTTTTTCTCATGATTACATTAACACTATTATCAGCATTATTATTATCAGGCATTGCAGCCTATTATTCCATTATTGGTTTGGCTGCAATCTTTACTGGCGCATTTTGGCCAATCGTTTTTATGGGTTCGGTTCTTGAGATGAGTAAATTAGTTACTGCATCATGGCTGTATCGTAATTGGAAGACCTGCCCCTTTTTATTAAAATCATACTTGACATCTGCCGTAGTAATATTAATGGTGATTACAAGTATGGGTATTTTTGGTTTCTTATCCAAAGCACATATTGATTCCACACTAGAAGCCGGTGCCAACTCCGTAGAAATAAGAACACTTAAACAACAAGAAAAGATTGCCAATGAGCGATTAGAATATTTACTGAAGCGTGCAGGTAATCCTGAAACGGCATCAGCCAACGTTGATAGGCAAATTCAACAAACACAAAGAGAATTGGCAGATATCAATAAACGAAAACTACCATTATTAAAAGAAGAAAACAAATTAGTGGCAGAAGTTGGTCCTATCAAATATATTGGTGATATGGTATATGGTACAGATGATGCCAATGCCATTGATAAGGCAGTTCGTTTGGTAATCATGTTAATCATGGTTGTATTTGACCCGTTAGCTGTGTTATTATTGATAGCAGCAAATATGTCAATGCAACAGAGAAGTGGTAAACCAGTTGTTAAAGATAATATTGTCGTTGCTTTGACACCAGAAACGGAAAGCTTTAAAAAAGCAAATACAGAAATAGATATTCCAGTATTTACAGAGCAAGAACAAGTGGCAAATAATGTTATTAAAATTGAAAAAGAAAACATTACTGAGATTGAAGAAAAACCTGTGGAAGATATTGTAATTGATGGTGCCTCAGGTGAATCAATACCTCCAATCACCAAAAGTAAAAGGGGTTTTCCAAACAGGAAGTCTAAAGAATTAACACCTAAGTATGATTATGAAGATGAGTTTGCGTTTCGTGAAAAGGAAAAGAAATGAGTATACTTGATAAAATTAAAAAGAATAGTTCGATTAAAGAATCTGCTATTCTATCAAAATCAAAATTCTTCACACAGAAGGATATGATACCCACATCGGTGCCAATTATTAATGTGGCATTGAGTGGTCGTTTGGATGGTGGTCTGACCCCAGGTCTTACAATGTGGGCCGGTCCATCAAAACATTTTAAAACTGCCTTTAGTTTATTGATGGCAAAATCTTATTTGGACAAATATGAAGATGCAGCGTTATTATTCTATGATTCTGAGTTTGGCACTCCTCAGTCTTATTTTGACAGCTTTGGTATTGATACCGAGCGAGTTCTACATACACCTCTTACTGATATTGAACAATTAAAGTTTGATATCATGCAACAGTTAACCAATCTCGAAAGAGGTGATAGGTTAATTATTGTTATTGATTCAATCGGTAATTTGGCTTCAAAGAAAGAAGTTGAAGATGCACTAGAAGGCAAATCAGTTGCTGATATGTCCCGTGCCAAACAGGTTAAATCATTGTTTCGTATGGTGACACCACATCTCACAATGAAAGATGTTCCAATGATTGTGGTGAACCACACATATAAAGAAATTGGTATGTTCCCTAAAGATATTGTGGGGGGTGGAACCGGTTCTTACTATTCAGCTGACAACATTTTTATCATTGGTCGTCAGCAAGAAAAGGAAGGTACAGAGGTTGTTGGTTACAACTTCATAATTAACGTGGAGAAATCACGCTATGTTAAAGAAAAATCTAAAATTCCTGTTACTGTTTCTTTTGATGGTGGTATTAGCCGGTGGTCAGGCTTACTTGATTTGGCACTTGATTCAGGCCTTGTCGTTAAGCCTTCTAACGGGTGGTACAGTCGAGTTGATATTTCTACCGGTGAAATAGAAGCAAAGAAATATAGAATAAAAGAAACCGATACCAAAGATTTCTGGATGCCTATTATCACTAGTAAAAAATTCCAAGATTATGTAGCAGAGAAATACCAAATTGCAGCTGGAGAAATTATGCAAGGCGGTATTGATAATTTATTTGATGAAATTGTAACCATGAATGGAACAGAAGATGAGTAATGAAGATGCTAAATTAAAACATTCTAAGCGTATTCAAAAGACTCAAAATCAAATTAAAAAACAAACCAAGATTGCAAAATCACATGGCATGCCGGTAGATGAACCACACAAATTTGCCAAACACCATGCAATGGACTGTGGCAATCCTGAATGTGTAATGTGTGGTAATCCTAGAAAAGTATGGAAAGAAAAAACCATACAAGAAAAAAGATTTGATGAGGTGAAAGATGATTGAAGGCCTAGATTACTGTTTTATCTACCCAAAAAATGATGGATCGGCTGTACATATTAAGTTCTTAGAAGGACCATATAAAGATACCATATTCAAATATGGTAAAGTTAAGTTTGAGGAAAAGAATGATTTGGTCTATTTACTTTTTGCGTATGATGTGTTAGAATCACCAGTTGATAAGCCAAGAAAATTGGAAAAAGATGACAAGTTTAAGAACTACATTGGTGATTTACTTGTGGAATTAATGAGTAGTAATATTGAACAGGAAGTAATTGATGAAACTGGAAACAGCAATACTGAAGAACCTCATCTATAACGAGGAATATTTAAGAAAAGTATTACCATTTATTAGACTAGAATATTTTAGTGATAGCGTAGAAAAAGCATTATTCAATGAAATTACATCATTCACAGAGGCTTACAACAACACGCCAACGATTGAAGCACTTAGTATTGCCATCAAAGAAAAGAGGAATCTTTCAGCTGATGAAGTTCAGAGATGCGAAGATTATCTATCAGAGATTGAAAAGAATAAATCGGCAGAAACCGAGGTTCAATGGCTTGTTGACAAGACCGAAAAATTCTGCCAAGAGAAAGCCATCTACAATGCAGTATTGGGGTCTATTTCAATTCTCGATGGTAAAGATAAAAATCACGACAAAGGCCAGATTCCCAAGATATTATCGGACGCCTTGGCCGTTTCGTTTGACAACTCAGTAGGCCACGATTACTTACAGGACTCAGATGCTCGATATGAATTCTATCACAGAAAAGAAGAAAGAATCCCCTTTGACCTCGACTACTTCAACAGAATCACCAAAGGCGGTCTACCGGCTAAAACACTTAATATTGCTTTGGCGGGGACTGGTGTTGGTAAATCTCTTTTTATGTGTCATGTGGCTGCTTCGTGCATGGTTCAGGGTAAAAATGTTCTTTACATCACTTTGGAAATGAGTGAAGAAAAGATTGCAGAACGAATTGATGCCAATCTATTGAATGTTACTATTGATGATTTGATGGAGTTACCAAAAGATATCTACGATAAAAAAGTCACCAGAGTCCGTGAGAAAACAACCGGTAAACTTATC